CCCATTCGTATTTTGAAATCTTTACTTCACCTTGTGAACCAGGTGCTACTGCCTCTTGAATACCCATGTGATGTCTTACATCGTGGTACAATGCTTCTTTATGTTCTGGCTTCATCTTAGAAGGTAGTGCAGCATGAAATTTCTTCTTTCTACCTGCCGCAGCATGCTCTCGCATCTTAGTACCTGAGACACCAGAAGTACCTTCTGCATCAGGATCCCTTTCACCTGATGAATGTACTTTGATAGATTTAAAATTATAGCTACCGTGCGCACTCTTTACGCCATTATACTTATGCAGTAATTTATGGTATTCTTCTACCCTATCAGAGCCAGCAACTACATGTAGATGCTTAACCCCTTGGCTTGCCATTGCAGCTGCATGATGTAAAATAGTAGGGTGTTCTTTAGAAGCTGCTTCAATATTAGTACCTGGAAATGCATGTTGTGCATGCTTTACCTTAACATCAGCCGGTAACGGGTTCTTAGATTTATCTTGAGAATGAGATAGAACTACCTTGTGAATGGCATTGTGTTCTTTGGCAACTTCATGAACTTTATTAATAACCTGCTCGTGCCCAGATGTGGGTGGATTCATACGGCCATACGTAAGTACGCCGTGTTTTTCCGGTGCTTCTGTTAAGTAGTCTATAAAGTCCATGTGTATTTAATTAGTTAACCGTTTATTTATCTTTCTTTTTACCTAGTGACATATTAATTCGCCAATGCGCTAATTGCTTCTCTCTAGGTGACGCAGAGTCAGAAGATCTAACTTTCTTTAACTGAGTAATAGATTTACCCTTGAGACCGTGTCTTGCCATATCGCCTTTATCCTGAGGGTTACGGCCGTCTTGAAAGTTCTCTCTAATTTCTTTAAATGTTTTCATATTACCAAACTCCATTGACTTTCAGTTGCCTTGCCTGTATAATCCATAAGTGGGCGGTTGAGAATTACCTTGGTCTAGCAGCAAAATTTGCTCTACTAAACTCTGCTCTATCCACAAACTTAGTCGGTCTGTTATTTCTGATAACGACAAAGCCTTCAGGTTTAGCCGGCTTACCACCGGTGATCTTAGTTGAACCTGGTGCAGGTATCGAATGTTCAAACTTAGGTTTAGCAGACAACGAATGAACCAATTGATCTTTGGCAGCCTGTAAGTGATGATGCATATCTAGAATCTTCTGAAACTTATCAGAATGTTTATTTACATGGGCTAGGTCTTCTTGCATCTTATCGGTCTTAGTACCTACAGCCTTAGCCGTCTTCACTTTAGCTATACCCTTAAGGTGTTGATCTCTTAAGTGCTCGGTATAGCCCTGAACTGATGGCTTAGTATTCTCTCTCACAGTCTTATTAATATAAGTTTTCAAATGTTCTTGATGGCCTTCTATAGCACCGTAATGTTTTTTATCGGTACTATTGAAAGCTTTTCTAGCTTGTTCAACATGGTGTTCATATGTATGTGCCTGATTTGTATTAAGATCGGCTTTGTGAACATCGTCAACAGTACTTATAACATGAACATCAGAGTGCTTAGGGAAGTGAGAAAGATCGGCGCCGTATTGTGCTTTCATTCCTGCCAATGTATTACCTTCGTATGCAGTATGAACGGCTACACCAAATTTAGAACTGGCAACTTTTTTACCTTCAGCCGAGCTATGAGATGTTGAATAGGTAAGGGTATTAGGTTTGAAGTGATACTTACCACCTTCATTTACAACATCTCCATGAGGGTTATCTTTTGACTTGATACCCGAGTGCATTACATCACCTTGATAGACACCTGTCTTAGGAGTTACTTTAGGTAGGTGTATAAGAGCTTGTTTTAACTTCTGAACTAAACCAGGTGCATGACCGTGATTCTTTTCAACGTCCTCTGGTGTATAGTTTAACTTAGGGTCTGCATTAAACGCCGATTTGGTAGAGACAAAAAATGCTCCTGTCTCTGGGTGATGACCAAACACGATAGAAGGGGATCCATCGTACTTAGTTGCAATCTTAGTACTGTTCTTTTTCCCACCGATCTGGTCTTTAACGTCTTCTAAGTTATGATAGGCATGGGCAAAGCCTTCCATACCAGAATTAATGACATGGTCTTCTGCATGCTCTAAGTGTTTGAGCTTTTCTTCTGAAGCAGCTTCAGCGAGATATAGGTTAAATTGCATCATACTTTTATAGTGTACTTTTAGCAGTACCAGTTTTTTTCATTTTAAACCCAATTCTATTATTTACAGGATAGGGGGTACTACTTGGAGATTGAAAAATAAACTCACCATCAGAAAAAGTCTTAACGGTATATTTTAAATTACTTCCTGCTTTATCTAAATAAATTTGATTAATAGTTAAAGTGTTAGCCGCTTTGTTAAGTAAGTCTTTAGTATTATTTTTATCTGTATTAAGCCACTTAATTAATTCAGCCGTTATCGGGTAATGTAATAACCCATATCGTTTTCTAGTATAACCTTTATCTAGAATACGCTTTGTAGTACTTATGTCAATAGTGTTATTATAGCCTGACGCTTCATAATAGTCATTAGTTATATCTCTAAACAAATCATAACCACCTGCATTTTCCACTGCAGTTTCAAGATGTTTTTCAGTTGGTATACCGCTGACATAACCTGTATTAAGTTTTTTTTCTTTTAAAAGCGTAAGTAACTTTTTATAGCCTGGGAGGTCAAGATACTCAGCTGCCTGAAGAGGTCCGAGATATAAGGCATTAGGTTGTTGTTTACCTAAATGGAAAAGCACCCACGTAGCCTGTTGATATTTGTTATCTAAAGTGCGGTTAGCAACCATTGTTTCAATGATTGGCATAAGAGATACAATAGATGGCTTACCACCTTCTCCTGCTTTTGCAGAATATTTTTCGTCTAACCCATCTTTAGTAACCATGTAATAATCAATAAGCTTTTCATTACCAGTAGGAAACTTAACTGCTTTGTATCTATTGCTTTCTTTTTTTAGTACGTAAGCTGCACCAGATACTTCACCAAAATCTTTTAGAATAATATTAAATTCTTGATCAGTCAACTGACCCTTATCTTGAGAAAACAACCCCTTACCGCTAGCAGATTGATCGTAAATATCAATACACGTACTGTATACTGCACTATCTAATTTCATATTCTTAAGCTTAGTTTTAGTGGTACGTGTTAACTCAGGTAATGAAAATTCAGTACCGTCAGCTAAACCAAAGTAACTAGGAATAAGTTGTTTATCTTTTACACGCATGGAGTTAGAGATTATAGTTTTAATAGTATATTTATCTAATAAAAAACCCCAGCAGAACTGGGGCTTGATAAAGTAAAAAAACTTTAAATAGTACTATCGTGATAGTCAACTAATCTCTTATCAGTTTTATCAGATATTTTAATACCATGATCTTCCATTTTTGATCTCATATCCGAATAGTTACTTTCAGTGGCGTTACGCCCATGGACACCTAGACTTGTAGTCTTACCGGTAGAAGAATTATGGTGAACATATTTAATGCCTCTGTCCTTCTCTGCAGCATAGATGTGATGGGGACCTTCTGATACAATGTGGCCTACGTCAGGGTGCTTGGCATTGACACGTTTGGTAACCTCATCATCTTCTTCATTAAGAGCTTGACTTACTTTAGAAGACGTATCACGTGATAAGAATTCTGAAGCCGCGTCAATTAATGATGTTTTCTTTTGTTCCATACTAACTCCGATTGAATATTATGGATTATTTATACAAAATTAGATTTTTAAGTAGTGATTAATGATCTTATCTTTAATCATATCAGGAATACTAAGATATGGCCATTGCAATTCAAACGGGCAACCTGGGCTATCCCATTTTCGATTAACTACGAAATTGCGATATTGATCTATATGCATCTTATCGTCAGGGCTAAAGCGAACTCGTTGTCGCTGGACTTGTGCTAGAACGTTCATTCCTTAGTCTCCGTATCATAGTTAACCACATGAATCATCTTATCTCCCATCCAAGGAGAACCATTTTCGAACTGATAAGGGGTTCCATCACCATGTCCGTCTTCTAAAGATTTATTCATCCTACGAAACTCTTCATAGGTAATTTCCTTAGTAGTTAGAATACGTTCACCTAGATCCATCTGACTGTACTGCTCGGCCTGATTCAGGGTAACAGTATCCCCGGCATGCTCGGCTTCCTTACATTCAATAACGTATCTGGTACGAAACATCTGAATAGCATCTACAACAAATAAAGGCATAACGACTCCATAATAAATTAATGCCGGTTACGATATCCGGCGTCCCTTAGGAGAGACCGTTCAAATCACATCAGTTAAAAACTGTGCTA